TTGAGTTTCCGCAGTCGGCCAGCCACACAGAAAAACCGATTGATGATTTCGAGGCGTTGGTGATTGAGCACAAGCTGCGACACGACGGCAACCGTTGTATGACCTGGCAGGCGGGCCATGTCGCGATTCACGAAAGACCTAGTGGGCACCGGATACTGGCCAAGCCTACCCGGGATGATGTGCGAAAGATTGATGGAATGGTGGCAAGTGTCATGGGGCTATTTGGTGCTAACAACATGCCTGAGCCTGTAACAGGGAGCCTGTTTGTGTCATGAGACTCCCGAAGTTTATAAGCCGAATCGGCTCCGCAATTGTCCGCATGGCCACAAGCACAGCCAGCAATCCCCGGCAGTGGTTTGTTGACTGGGTTCGTGGTGGCAACGAATCAGACAGCGGAATCGCTGTGAACGGCAAAACTGCAATTTCGTATTCACCTGTCTGGTATGCCGTGAACAAAATCGGCGGCCATGTTGGGCAGCTTCCGCTGGTGCTCTATGAGCGAATTGACGAAGACGACCGGCGCAAAGCCAGGACTCATCCCGCGTATGGACTGACGAAAACGACACCAAACCGTTTTCAGACGTCTATGTATTTCCGCGAGACGCTGCAGCACCATGCGCTGTTGTGGGGTAACGGGCGGGCGGCAATCTTCCGAAACAACCGCAATGAGCCGGCGGAACTGATACCATTGCTGCCGGATCGCTGGGACACGGAAATGATTGACGGCGAGAAGTGGCACTTGCGTTGTGTCGATGGCGATGAGTTCGATGCAGGCATACCCAAGGCTATCCACGACCGAGACGTTTTGCACGTACCAGGGCTGGGTTACGACGGCATCAAGGGGTATTCGGTAATTCACCTAGCACGCAACTCATGGGGGTTGGGGCTGGCCGCGGAAGCTCACATGAATCGGCACTTCAAAAACAACGCCGTGCCCAGCATAACCCTGCATGCGCCCCCCGGGGTGTTTCGCGACGAGGCAAGCGCAAAGGAGTTTTTGGACGGCTGGAATAAGCACCACGGCGGGCTGGACAATCAGGGAAAGGCGGGGCTGCTCCGCGAGGGAATCACGGCCCAGCAGCTGGGGATGCCAGGTAGAGATGCTCAGTGGGTGGAACAGCGTAAGTTCCAGCGGCAAGAGGCGGCGTTGTGGATGCTGCTGGAGCAGATTTTGGGCGACGACTCCAGCGTGTCCTATAACTCGCTCGAGGCAAAGAATCTGGCTTACTTGACCAACTGCCTTATGCGATGGCTGCTCAAGTGGGAGTCGGAGTGTAACGCCAAGCTGTTGACGGTGCAGCAGCGACAAGATGAAAGCCACTTTTTCAAGTTCACCGTGGCTGGACTGCTCCGCGGGACAATGAAAGAACGCTTTGAGGTGTACCAGATTGGACGGCAGATTGGGGCACTCGCCGCCGAAGAGGTGAGGACGTTTGAGGACTGGGGCCCCAAGAATCCAAGCTACGATTACAGCAACCCGGCGATTACCCCAGGTGACGTCGATCCGGACGATGAACCTGACGAAGACGACGAAACGCAAAGCCGGCTGAGACATGTCGTTGAAAATCGAATCAGGGACATGCTGGAGTTTGAGCGTGGTAGGGTGACATCCGCCGCGGGCCGGAACGGAAACTTTATTACGTGGGTCGAGAACTTCTATAGCACTTTCACGGTGCGGCTAGTGGATGTGTACGAGGGCCTAGGTGGCACGCGGGAGCAGGCTGAAAAGCATGTTGCGGAGTCGCAAGAGCAAGTTCTTACGGTGGCCGGCGAAAGCCACACGGACACCCTCCTGGTCAATCTCGAGGCGGCCACGGACACCTGGCCAATGCGTGCTGGCGTGGTGGCCGATCAAATCTTAACGTGCGAGGCAAACCATGGCTGAAATCTTCATCTATGACGACATTGGCCCTGACTGGCTGGGGCTGATTAGCGGCAAGAGCGTTGCGGCGGCACTCAAGGAAATAGACGACAACGAACCGCTCACTGTGCGTATCAACTCACCCGGCGGCAGCGTGGATGAGGCAAAGGCAATCTACAACGCTTTGACTCGGCGTGCAGGTGTGGTAGACGTTGAGATTGATGGCATAGCAGCATCCGCGGCGTCCTATATCTCGATGGCCGGCAAGACCATTCGCATGGCCGAAAATGCACTGATCATGATCCATAGCCCCTGGACGTATGCAGCCGGGAACGCTGAGGAGCTGCGGAAGACCGCCGATATTGTTGAGATGTACGAATCCGGCATTGTCGACGTCTACGCAGCCCGAACCGGCGCTGCACGCGATGATATCGTTGAGTGGGTGCAGGAGGAGACCTGGTTTGATTCCAAGCAGGCGATTGAGCACGGGTTTGCAGATGAAGTGGGCCAGCCGCTGCAGGTTGCGGCGTCCGCTAGTTCTAGGCGTTTCGCCAATATGCCACAACGCAATATCAACGACAGACCAAGTCGCCAAAAGGGTTTGCATTCCGCGGAACTGGTGGCATTGAAAATCGACTTGACCAGGCGCCGGCAATCGGCATAGATTTAACTGACACAACTTACCTCGTGAGACGACATGCCCGTTTAACGGCATGGCTCACAGCTTTCGGTAACTCACCGAACGTTGCGGGCCATGCCGTTTTTTTATTGGCTCGCTGGAACAACCAAGGGAGCCAATTTGATGAAAACCAGCGCAGAACTCCGCGAGGAGATCGGAACACTATTCGACAAGTGTGAGGCAATCACCGCTGTCGCGACCGAAGAGAAACGCGACCTTGAGGCGGGTGAGAAGTCTGACGTTGACGCCATCCTGGCCCAGATCGGGCTAGAGAAGGGCGACGACGGCAAGCCGACAGGCATGTGGGCTGACGTCAAGCGGGCCGAGCGAATCGAGAAGCACCAGCAGCGGCTTGCCGAGGCGAGGCTGACCACCCTGCCGGACGACAGCCCCCAGGACCGACCGAAGTTTAAGATTCCCCGCAGTGCCAGAGCTCTCAGCAGCAAGCGGCTCAAGTCGTTTGTGGGCGACGGCGGCGAATACGAAGCGTACGCGAGCGGGCAATTCCTGCTGGGCCTGTTTGGCAACGAATCGTCGAAGCGGTGGTGTCACGAACATGGCGTCGAAATCAAGTCGGCCATGTCAACGGGCGACAACAAGCTAGGCGGCTTTCTTGTCCCTGACGAATTCGACACCAGGGTAATCGACCTGCGTGAGACGTACGGCGTATTCCGGCCGAACACGTTTGTGACGCCGATGATGGGTGATCACAAGAACGTCCCACGTCGGAAGAGTGGCCTGACAGCCTACGCGGTTGGCGACAACGACGAAATCACGGCCAGCGACAAGAACTGGTCGAACGTTGAGCTGGTCGCAAAGAAGTGGGGCTGCCTGTCTAAGTATTCCAGCGAACTAAACGAGGATATCGTGATTTCGCTGGCCGATGACTTGGCAGACGAAATGGCCTACGCATTTGCCCGCAAGGAGGACGACTGCGGATTCATCGGCGACGGGACCAGCACTTACCACGGGATTACCGGGGTAACGGTTAAGGTCAATGACGGTAACCATGCCGGCTCGATTTCGACGGCCGCCACGGGCAACACGGCGTTTTCGACGCTAGACCTTGCAGACTTCGAGGATTGCGTTGGGAAGCTGCCGGAGTACGCCGCACCAGGTGCAGCGTGGTACATCTCCCGCGTCGGTTACTGGGCCAGCATGGCCAGGCTGCTTGATGCCGGCGGTGGCAACACCATTCAAGACCTCGGCCGCGGTCCGGAGCGTGTGTTCCTGGGCTATCCGGTTGTTATCAGCCAGGTGCTGAACACGACCACAGCCGCCGACACGAGTGCCATTAAGCTGTTTTTCGGCAACTTGTCTTTGGCTAGCACGATGGGCAACCGGCGTGGTCTGTCCGTGTCTGTTTCGGAAGACCGCTACTTTGAGCTAGACCAAATCGGCATCAAAGGCACCACGCGATTTGCCATCAACGTTCACGACCTGGGCGACGGTTCAACCGCTGGCCCGATTGTGGCTCTCAAGACTCCCGCAAGCTAACCCGTTACGGAGGCTAATAACGCTATGGTTCCTGCACAGAATTGCAAATATGTGAGCGTGACGCCGCCGGCGGCAATTGTTGACGATGCGTCCTACACTACCGCCGAAATCGACACACTTGGGTTTGATTACGCCAAGGTGGTTGTCTACCTGGGTGCAACAGACGTCGCCATGACCGCGTTGGCTGTGACGGAATCGGACACGTCCGCCAGTGGTCACGCGAATGTAACCGGGCTTGTGTACGGCACGTCTACGGATATCGACGGCAGCACCTCCAGCCTGCCCAGTGCGACCGATGACAACAAGTTCTTTGTGTTTGAAATCGACCTGCGCGGCCGCAAGCGTTACTTGGACGTTACGGCAACGGCGGGCGATGGGACAACTGGGACGTTCGCCACGATTTGGGCCGAACTGTCGCGAGCTGAGGACACCCCGGTTACCGCAAGTGACGCCGGTGCGGCCGCCATTTTGAGGGTCTAGATGCAAGTACGACTCAAGCGGCACTGGAAGGCGTACCGGGTCGGCCACGTATTCGGTGACCTGCCAGATGGTGTCGCAAACTTATTGATTCGCCGCGGGCGTGCGGAAGAGGTGAAAGATGCCAACGCTGGCGCCGGTCGTAAGCGTAGAGCCAACACTCGAGCCGGTAACGGCGGCCGAGGTAAAAAAACAGCTCGAGCTGCCACCGAATGACAGCACGCACGATACGCACATTGACCGACTGATTACACAAGCCAGGGAGCAATTCGAGCACGACACGGGCATTGTTTGCCTCACGACAACAGTTGTTGAGAAGCTGGACGAATGGCCCGTTGACTATATCGAACTGCACAGGCGGCCGGTGCAATCAGTTACATCCGTGGCGTATTTGGATATCGACGGTAACAGTCAGACTTGGAGCAGCTCCAACTACGAGGTTGATACCGGAAGGGTGACGCCAGTTATCTGGCCGGCGTACAACGTCGAATGGCCGCAGGCTAGGTCGATCCAAAACGCAATCACAATCACCTATGTCGCTGGCGACACAAGCCAAGCAAACCTGTCGGAGCAAATACG